GAATCGCCGAACTGAAAGCCAAGCTGGATGCCATGAAAAAGCGGTCTGACGACAAAGACCCCGAGGCTGCACTGTTGGCTGCTATCGAGGAGATGGACGGACTGCGGAAGCAGTTGGCCGAAGTGAATGACGACCTGGACTCCATCGCGTCGGACTTAGGCTAGGAGCAAGCGTGGCTAGACCCGGCGACCCGTGTCCGCAGTGCAAGCGTGGCCGCATTCGCACGTACACGAGCAAGGCTGCTGGCGACCAGCAGGTACGGTACGTCGAGTGCCCGTGCTGCGAGTTCCGTGGCAAGGTGGTCGTGCCATCGGAATACATCTGCCGCCGTTCGTTCTACGTAGAACCGAAACGCTAGGGCGGCGGCGATTGCTGCCGTAGTGTGAACGACAGACACGGACTGTCACCGTTCACCAACTACGGAGCGCCACGGATGGCCACTCAACTCTCGAAGCTTCAGGACCGCGCCGCCGCTGTGGCCGCGATGCTCGCCGACCTTTCGGCCGTCGAGGACCGTTCCGCCGAGCAGGCTGCCGAGATGGAGAAGCTCGCCGCCGAGGGTGAGCGCCTCGAGGCCGAGCTCGCCCGCGAGCATTCCATTGCCGAGCGAATCACGTCGCTCCGCGGCAAGGTGGCTGCGACCGCGAAGCCGGTCGAGGTTGCGGCTGTTGAGCCGGTCGCCCGTCCTTCCCGCGACAGCGGCAAGGCCACGATGTTCCGGTCGTCCTCGGACGCCGAAGCCTGCGGCCGCTGGATTCGCGGCTACGTCCTCGGCCGTGCCGAGGATCGGTCGTGGTACGAGAAGCACGTCGAGGCTCGCGCCCTGTCGCCCAACGACAACAACAAGGGCGGCGTGTTCATCCCAGACACCTTCGCCTCGACCGTCATTCGGCTCGTTGAGTCCTACGGGTCGTTCCCCGCTCAGGCGAACAACCTGACGATGACGAGCGACACGCTGTACATCCCGCGTCGGACCGCCGGCAACACCGCGTACCACACCGGTGCCAACGCCGAGACTGTCGTCACGGACATGGCGACCGACAACGTCCTGCTCTCCAGCAAGGAAGTTCGCGTCGGCACCCGCGTTCCGAACCAGCTGATCGACGACTCGGCCATCGACCTGGCCGGGCTGGTTGCTCAGGAGTTCGCCCTGGCGATCGCCCTGCGGATCGACGAAGACGGGTTCATCGGGACCGGGGCTTCCACCTACGGCGGCATCCGCGGCATCCAGTGGAAGTTCGAGAACGAGACGCTGACGGCTGGCGTCCACGACTCCAGCCAGTCGGCTGTCACCAGTCTGACGGTGGACGACTTCGCCACGGCGATCTCGAAGCTGCCGACCTACGCTTCGCAAAGCCCGACCTGCGGTTGGTACTGCACCCCGCAGATGCACGCTCTGGCGATGCAGTCGCTGGCCCTCGGCGGCAACGGTGCCCTGGCCAACGAGATCGTGGACGGCGTCCGTCGGCCGGTGTTCATGGGCTGGCCGGTGTTCTTCAACAACGTCATGCGGAAGACCGCGTCGGCCGGCCAGTGCGTGGCCCTCTTCGGTGACCTGAAGCGGTCCAGCCACTTCGCCCTCCGCCGGCAGGTTGCCGTCCGGGCGAGCACTGATCGCTTCATTGAATTCGATCAGACGTACTTCCAGGCCACGGTGTCCTACGACGCGGTGACCTCGGACGTTGGCGACGCCAGCAACGCCGGTCCGGTCGTGGCCCTCATCCTCTGACCCAAGCACCATCAAGGAACCCTGAACCGTGAACCATCTCGCCAACTCTCGTTCCGTGGTCGCCCTGACGGACGCTGCGGGTCTCGCTTCGGCCAGCACGCTGACCGTGGCGGTCGATTGCCTCGGCTACGACTCGCTGTCGGTGGACGTGGGCTACCGCTCGATCGCCAACACGGCGGCCCCGAGCGTGGTCTCGCTGAAGCACAGCGACACGGACGGCAGCTACGTGACCGTTGCCAGCCTGATCCAGGGCACGGACTACACGCTGTCCGGCGTCGGCAACACGGCGACCGTCAACGTGACCCGGTTCGAGGTCAGCACGAAGACGCTGCGGCGGTACGTGCAGGTCTCGGTCACGCCGAGCTCGTCTGCGACGAGCAACGCGAGCAACAACACGGTGGTGGTGGCGGCCCGTCTGGGTCGCGGCGAGTCTGGCGTCGATTCGGCGTCGGACGCGAACGTCACCAACCGCGTGGTCCTGGGGTGAGTTTGACGACAACCTGAAACGAGGTTTGCCGTGGGCGCGGCTGCTTCTCCGATCGCCGGCATCAAGCCGGCTGTGCTGAATACTGGCTCGGGGCCGGTTCGCGTGCATTGCGCGATGTCGGTTCCGAGGCTGGGCTGGCAGGACCACATGTTCTGCTGGCCCCGCGGGCTCATCCCCTACGGCGTCGCACCCGTGCGTTTGGAAGGCTGTTTTTGGGGACAATGTTTGGAGCGTGTCCTCACGGACATGATCGAGAACGACCCCGAGCCTGACGGTCCGCCGCTGTGGATTCTGACGCTGGACTACGACAGCATTTTCCAGCCGGATGCACTGCCTCGTCTGCTGACCTACGCGACGGCGTCGGACTACGACGTGGTCGCTGCGGTGCAGATGAAGCGGCGGCACGACGAGCCGCTGTTCACGATGATGTCGGAGGACGGCACGCGGGCCGGTAGCATCGGCCGCGACCAGCTGATCTACCACAACATCATGCCAGTGAACACGGCGCACTTCGGGTTCACGCTCCTGCGAGCGTCGGCCCTGAAGAAGCTGAAGCACCCGTGGTTCTTCGGCAGGCCAAACGCAGATGGCCGGTGGGACGACGGCCGGATCGACGACGACATCCACTTCTGGATTGAGGCTCAGAAGGCCGGGCTGAAGTTGGGCGTCTGCCCGCGGGTTGCCCTCGGCCATGCCGAGGTCTGGTTCAAGTGGCCCGATGCCGACATGCGGCCGCTGCTTCAGCATCCCGGCGACTTCTGGGATCGCGGCGGCCAGCCCCCGGAGAACGTCTGGCGATGAGCACGCAATACCCCACGGTGTCGGTGCGGATCACCCGTCCGGTTCGCACCTACAAGACGGGCCAGGTGGTTGACGTGACCGGCGGTCTGGCCGACATGCTGGTGCGGTCTGGCTACGCCGTCCGCAACGAGCAGCCGCAGATCCGCTTCGCCGTGGCCGACCAGCCAGAGGAGCTCGAGCGGGCCGAGGCACCCTACGCCAAGGCCGGGAGGCGACGCCGTGCGGGCAAATAGCAACTACCGGTCGCTCATCGTTGCGACCGCGAGCGGGACGGGTGACCGGCCCGTGTCGGTGGCCGAGGCCAAGGAGCATCTGCGGATCGTCGACATGACGACCGACGATGACTACATCGGCATGCTGATCGACACGGCGACCGCCTGGTGCGAGGACTACTGCGACCGCACCTTCGCCCACAAACATTACACCGTGGCGTTCGATGATTTCCCAAGCCTCCGCATCGCGCTTCCGCGCCCGCCGGTGCAGCTGGCTTCGGTTGCCACGAACGCCACGGTGACTATTTCCTACGTGGACCAAGGTGGCACCACGCAGACACTCACGTGGGCGCAGTCTGGAACGCAGCAGTTCCGCCTAGACCGCGACCACGTTCCTGCCCTTCTGTACCCGCTGTACTTGGAGAACTGGCCCAACGTGCGGTTGGACGACAAGGCCGTGCAGGTGACCTACCTCGCCGGCTACGGCGGGGCAGCGAACGTGCCGACTCCGGCGAAGCACGCCATCAAGATGTTGGTCGGTCACTGGTACGCGAACCGGGAGGCCGTGGGCAGCGTGGGCCGTGAACTGGAAATGGCCGTATCGGCCCTGCTGGCCAACCTCCGCTGGAGGCAGTACGCATGAGCATCGAGGGACGGATCGCCGTTGACGTGGGGTTCACCGACTCGGCGTCCAGCGACGGCGTCCAGGCCGTGAAGCGGCTCGCCCTGACGAGCACGGACAGCCAGACGACCGGCAAGGTGGCCATCATCGCCGGCACCTGCGGCACGGCCTCTGTGGCGATTGCCGTGGCTCCCAGTACCTACCGGGACGCTGACGGGTCGCTCGTCTCGTTCACGACCGTGGACCGGTTTGCCTTTGCAGCGTCGGCTGCGGCCCGCTGTGCCGAGGCGATCGGGTCGGGGGCGGCGATCAGTTCCGCGAGCCGCGTGGCGTTGTCGGACGCCCGGGGCGGTGGCACGGCTGGCTTCAACGTCTCGGCCTACTCTGGCACGGCGAGTTTCACGGTGGTAGTGGTCGGCACATGAAGACGGGCACGCTCAACCGGTTGGCGACGATCCAGACTCCGACCGAGTCGGCCAACGCCATTGGCGAGCCGATCCTGTCGTGGTCCACGTTCGCTACTCGGTGGATTGGCATCATGCCGCTGTCGGGATCGGAGAGCGTGTCGGCCATGGCGACCGGCTCAGACGTGACCCACAAGGTGATGCTGCACTACACGCCGGGGTTGAAAGCCAAGATGCGGATCGTCTGCGAGGGTCGCACGTTCGAGATCACCAGCG